CGTACCGCGGACGAGGAGAACCCGGCCCAGCCGGTTCCCGAGCCCGCCCCGGGTGCGGCCACGCAGTCGACCAGCGACACTCGCGCCGCCGACACCACGACGGAGGTGACCACCCCGGGTGCTGCCCTGACCGACGTCGCTCCGATGACGACCACCGATGTCACCACGCCGGGTGCGGCTGCCACCGAAGTCGGTGCCGACGCCACCACCGAGGTCACCACCCCGGTGGCCGGTACCACCGAGATGGTGCCGTACGACCAGAGCGTCACGCTCGTGCAGCCGGATGCGTCCGGTGCCTCGAACGGCTCGGACAAGACCAACGCCTTCGCCGAGGACAACTCGTGGGTCCAGTCGGCCGAGGCCGTGCGTGCTCGCACCTACGCCTGCCTCCGTCTCGCCAAGCTCCGTGTCCAGGCCGGTCTGGAGAGCGGTGACGAGCTGGTGATCGCCCAGCGCATCGAGGCGAACAAGCCGAGCAACGACTCGATCCGCACCGAGATCACCACGCTCGAAGCCGTGACCCGCCGTCAGGCCAGCGTCGCCCCTCGCCGTCGTGAGGCCGCCCGCTCGATGCCGAGCCTCGCCTCGACCGGCTCGCCCATGAGCCGCACGGCGAGCTACGACGACGACGACTCGATCGCCTTCTGGTGATCGCACGGGGGCCGTGCGAGCCCCCTCTCCCTCGAACCACAACCTGATCCGAGGAAGGCAACAGAAGCAGTGCTCCATCTCCGCGCCCAATCTCCCCTCACGGGCTCGTGCAGAGCGACCAACCTCGCCTGGCACGATCGTCTGTCGACCCTGGGGGGACGGCCATGACGAGCGTCGGTTCAGACGCATTGGCGTCCGCTGCCATTCTCGGCCTGAGCGAGAACTTCTGGGCCGTCGTCGTGCCCGCTGCCATCGGTGCAATCGGCGGCATCCTCGTGGCCATGATCACCGGGGGGCGATCGAAGGAAGTGAAGCGGGAGATGAAGCCCAACGGGGGCTCGACGCTGCGTGATGCGATCGACCGGATCGACCGGACGACCTCCACGACAGACCAGCGTCTCGTGGCGATGGACAACCGGGTGAACAACATCGACACCACCCTGGCCCACACGATCTCTCGTCAGGACGACTACGCCGACAAGATCGAGCTCGTGTCCGGCCAGCTCGGCGTGATGCACAAGGAGATCGACATCATCCGGCAGAAGGTGGTCACGCTCGGGGTGCACATCGCTCGTCACCACCCCGACGACGAGGGCTCGCAAGGAATCTCGGAGAATCGCTGACTTCGATCCTGTCTGAGGGACCACGAGTCCTACAGAGAGGGTAGAGGAGGCATGTCGCTTCCTCCAGAAGACAAGGAGGCAGCACATGCTGCGGACCACGCTCGACAAGGCGTATATCCGTCGCACGCTCCGTCCCCTGTACGCGTTCGAGCACGCAACCCCACGGGACATGCTGCTCGATCCGGCTTGGGCGAAGAGCGTCGACATCTACCCCGGCATGTGCCTCATGGGTGCAGCCACCGCGGCGTCCGGCGTGTCCGACGTCGTGACGCTGCTCGATGCGACCGGCGTCCCGCTCGGTCTCGCCGGTCAGTACGTCGCTCCGACGTACGGCATCGACGAGCTGGCCGAGGCAGGCCAGAACTCCATCGCCGTCTGGATGCTCCAGCCCGGCTCGGAGTTCGAGATCCTCTCCCCGGCGTTCGACTCGGGTGCGACCTGGACCTTCCCCACCAACGGCACCGCACTCCTCGTGCACGCCTACACGGGTGCGGGCGGTTCGGTGCGTGGTCGCCTGGCCCCGGCCGGTGCTTCCAACATCTCGACCAAGCCGGTGGCCAAGGCGGTCTCCCGCCCGGCAACCGACCGGCTCATCATCACCGGTCTCTCGTCTTCGGACATGTTCGGCTGAGCCGGGAAGGAACCACAGAACCATGAGCAACATCCAGCTCGCACCCGGCCTGCGTCCGCGCACCGCCCGGAAGTCGGACGACTACGTCCAGGAGATCATCAAGCGCCGCGGCGCAGATGGCTCCCGCCAGATGAGCCACACCGCCAAGGTCGAGAAGCTCGCCACGATCCTGAGCGACTCGGCGAACGGCATCAAGCGCCTCGGCGTCGGCATGATCGGCCCGATCCAGCTCAAGCTGCGCTACCAGGGCATCGTCCGCAACGTGCTCATCGAGGACCCGATCACCCCGGGCACCCCGGTCGAGTACGACGTGTTTGACGACCTGGGCCAGGCGTACGTCATGTCCGGCCACGAGGGCGAAGTTCGCATCACCCCGTTCGAGGGCAAGCGCGTCCGTGTGGACTTCTTCCGCATCGCCAGCCAGCCCGCCATCCGCAAGGAGGACCTCGTGTACCTCCGCATCAACGCGGTGGAGCAGGTCCAGGACGAGACGAAGCAGGCCATCATGAAGCAGGAGGACGCTCGTCTCCTCACGCTGCTCCAGGCCGCCCTGACGGCGTACGCCAGCCGTCCGGACCACACGGTCACCCCCACCCACACCGTCACCGAGGTCGGCGGCTACTTCACCAGCGATTCGCTCTACAGCACGGCTGCTCTCATCGACCAGCACGAGCTGACGGCGACCCGCCTGCTGTGCAGCCCCGCCGACTACCGCGACTTCTACAAGTGGGACATCAACACCACGGGCTGGGCCTTCAAGGACCGCGTCGTCGCCGGTGAGAAGATCACCACCTTCGGCGAGTTCCAGATCGCTCGCTCGGTCATGGTGACCCCGAAGACCATGTGGCTGCTGCCGGACCCCGAGTTCCTCGGCGTCTTCCCGGTGCTCTACTCGCTCGACGTCGAGGAGAACCACCGTGTCGCCGCCTTCTGGAAGGGCTGGGTCTTCGACGAGATGGTCAACATGAGCATCTTGAACCCCAGGGGCGTGGCCAAGCTGGTGAAGCCCTAGTACCATCTCGCTGAATCTTGAGTGATTCAGCAGTGGTCATCGAGAATGCAAGAGGGGCACTCCCGAGAGGGGGTGTCCCTCTTGCATTCTGTGAACATTCACGGCATGGGGGCGATCGTCCTGGTCGGCTTCATCGTGCTCTGGGTCGCCGGACGCAACTGATCGACTGACCACGCTCGGTGAGGTACGCTCTCACTGGTTCATCAACGCCAGGAGGGCATCATGAAGCTGACCCAGGAGCAGGCCGAGCAGGTCGTCGCCTACGCCAAGCAGATCACAGGCGAGGACGTCACCATCACCGACGTCGTCGCGGCCGTGCAGGAGTACGACGAGGCCGCCCAGCGGTGGATCTACACCGTCTCCACCATCATGGAGGACTACAAGGTCTCCGAGGCCGAGGCCAACGCTGCGCTCGCCGCTGTGCTCGACGACCACGAGGTCCGTGGTGCGCTGTGGACGGCGGCCATCGAGGAGATCGTCGCTCGTGACAACGTCAACGAGGCGCAGGCGAACGAGAACCTCCTCAACCTGCTGCGCTCACTGGAGCAGGAGACCAAGTAGTCCCATGGCGCTCCCCGTGAAGTTCCTCCCGATGATCGACGTCGCCGAGATGGTCCATCGGGCGGGCTTCCGCGGGGAGCGTGCCGTGACCGCACTGGCCGTGATCTGGGCCGAGTCCGGTGGCAACCAGGTGGCGGTGAACATCAACGTCGCCAACCCCGAGTCGAAGGCGTACCTCTCCCTCGACCTCGGGATCTGCCAGTGGAACACCTACTGGCACCCCCGGTTCAAGTTCCCCCGGCACTTCGACCCGCTCGACAGCATCAAGTACATGTTCTACAAGAGCGACCGTGGCCGGAGCTTCAGCCTGTGGATGGCGTACACGGCCGGAGCCCACGAGAAGTTCCTCCCGTACGCTCGCCAGACGTTCATCAACCTCGGGCACCTCGACGCCTGACCCCTGTCCACCCTCGTCCGAGGGCGACGTAAGAGGTGACAGGGAGGGCGGGGGTCCTCCCGAGAAAGGATGCCTCTCATGGCCCTGCCCGTCATCAAGGTGACGATGCCCCCCGATCTGGTGAACGCGCCGAATGGCCGTCTCGGACCGGAACTGCTCACCGACATCGCATTCCCCGGCCGCCCCTCCGGGGGTCAGCTCCACTTCCAGGCCGCCCGTGCCTGGTGGGCGCTCTCGGCTGCTTGCCTCGCTGCGACCGGGGTCGTGCTCACGATCACCTCGATCGCCGACGCCTACCGGACGTACGCCCGGCAGCTCCGCACCTTCCTGGACCGCTACGAGCCGGTCAGCTACGTCACCTACCTCATCACCGGCACGAGCAAGCGCCGAGTGTTCTCCTTCGGTGGCAACAAGTACTGGCGACTCCGGGCGGGGATGAGCCCGAGTGCCACCCCGGGCACCTCGAACCATGGCTGGGGTCTCGCCCTCGATGTGTGCGAGATCACCGGCTCGGGCCACATCATCGGCATGGCTGCTTCGAGGGCATGGCCGTGGCTGAAGGAGAACCTCCTCCGCTACGGGATGTCGTGGGAGTACACCAAGGAGGGCGTCGAGGACTGGCACGTTCGTCTTCACGTCGGTGCCAACACCACGGCCGCCGTGGTCGCCTTCGAGCAGGGCAACGTCACCTCACCCGTGCCGGTCTGGGATCCCCTCAACGGCAAGTACGCCCTGTGGCCGATTGCTGTGAAGCCTCGTATCGGACCGATGAGCCAGGGCGACATCGTGCTCTACGCCCAGTGCGTGATGTACGAGAAGTCGGCTGGGGGCAACATCCCGCGTCACGGGTTCTACGACCTGGAGACGATCGAGCGGGTGAAGGAACTCCAGGCGTGGTTCAATCTCACCGTCGACGGGTGGATCGGTCCGCAGACGTGGGCGACGATCGACCAACTCGCTGGTAGCTGACCATACGCGAAAGAGCCCCACCTCCTGGGATCCGAGTCCAGGAGGTGGGGCTCTTGTCGTTGGCGGTCGCCCGCCAGGTAAGACGTCAGAGTACCTGACGCCCCGTACGTCGTGCGAGCAGAAGCGCCACACCCATCAGGGTGATTGCTCCAGCCCAGAGAGCGATCGTTCCGCTCTCGGCACCAGTCTTCACGAGCAGAGGAACCGTGGTCGTGGTGCTCACCACCGTGGTCGTCGTGGTCGTGATGTCGTTCTCCTCGCAGGCCACTCCGTCGTCGTCGCCGTCGAGGTTGAACGGGTCCTTCGGGAACGTCTTGTCCAGCTCGGCCTGGGCAGCATCACGACTCGGGTAGTCCTCGCAGTCGAAGTCGACCACGGTCGTCGTCGTGACGACGGTGGATCCCACGGCAGGGATGCTCGTCGTCGTGGTGGTGGCTTCCTGGGGAATGGTCGTCGTGGTGGTGCTCGTGGAAGTCTGCGCCTTGCAGATGTGCGCATGAGAGACGTCGTAGCCGGTGTCGGCCTTTCCATCGATGACCTGTCCCGGAGTGACCGGCGCGTAGGTGTAGTGCCCCTCTCCCGCCCCGATGACGACCCCCACGACGATCCATCCAGAAGGGGGAGTCGGGACGGTGAAGGTGGGAGAGTTGATGTTGTCGACGGAGTAGGTGTGCTCGGTGCCGGGCGGGCAGGAGAACGAGTCACTCGTGGTGGCCGACAGGGTGTCCGTGGTGAATCCCCCGACGAGCACGATGGCAGCGACGAGAGCGACTCCGAGACGCATGGTCTTCATGTGGGAGCCCTTCCTTTCGTGGTTGGTGTAGTTCGGCTCGCGCCGCAGGTTGGACAGTACCGGGTTCGTTCTGGAGCGCCAGGATCTCAGTAGCGGAACTTGGTCCAGTCGGGCTTCAGACGTGCCCGGCCCGTTCCGTCCGTGGTGACGTTCGCCTTCACCTTCACCGAGGAGACCCGAGTCCAGGTCGACGTCACGACCTGCCCCATCCAGTCGCAGGCGTAGCAGAACCAGAGTCTTCCGGCATCCCGGGCGATCGCCTCGCTCCGGCACGACGGGCACTGCTTCGGAACCAGCAGCCCCTCCTTGCCGATGAAGTACTCCCCCGAAGGCTTTGCCCGAGTGACTCGTCTCTGTCCGTCCGCTCGCTCGTGGCGAGGCTTCGGCGGGAGCCCGCGACAGATCTCACAGACCTTCACGCCCTCGGGGATCTGGGAGACCTTCCGGTGGTTCCAGCGACTCCCGCCGATCTGGCGAGTGGCGAGCGTACGGCACAGCGGATGGTGAGCCTTCCGTCCGGCGAGCTTGAATCGGGGGTCGCTGACAATGATGAATCCATCTTCTTCATCTTCCGGGTCCGGCTCGCGGGCGTCGGCCGGGACGGGGTGGCAGTGAACGCAGATCACCGCCCCGGGGGGCACCGACTCGACCGCGTCGTTCGCCTTGCGCTCCCTGAGGAATCGGCATGTGGCACGGTGGGCGATCGGAGGCCCGTATGCCGGTTGCACGATGATGTAGCTCACGCCTGCTTCTCCCGCCTGGTCGAGGTGTGGGGATCGTAGTCAGCTCCGATCCTGTCCGGCAAGGATCGAGAGCGACCGAAGAGGTAGAGGGGCCACCAGAAGCCTCCAGCCATCGAAAGGGGCACCCCATGTCGGGTCAGATCATTCAGGTGCAGTCGGGTCAGACGCAGGTCATGATCGGCAAGGGTGTGTACACCGCCCTCGACAAGCTCATCGTGTCGCGGCGCGAGTTCAACAAGATCGAGGCCGGTGCGTTCACCTCGATCCTCACCGACCTCGGCCCCGGCATCCTCACCTCGGCCCCCGTGAACCTCTCGTCCATCTCGGCCGATGCCACCACCTACGCCACGATCACGCCGGGCTTCGCCGGGCGGCTCTCGGCCGTGTTCGCCATCGTGACCACGGCAGCGACCACCGCCGCCAAGGCGGCCACGCTCCAGGCGTTCATCGACCAGGATGCTGGCGGCTCGGCGGCCAACACCGCCGTCTCGGGTGGCGTGATCTCGCTCACCTCGGCCAACGCCACCCCGGCTGGCAAGATCCTCTCGGGCAGCCGCATCGTGTGGTCGGCGGCCAACCCGATGGACTTCGCCAAGGACGCCGTGATCACCTTCCGCACCACCGCTGCCCCCACGACCTTCGTCGAGGGTGCGGTCGTGTTCGGCGTCATCCTGGATGCCCAGCCCACCGTCAGCACCGGCACCGGCCCGCTGCTCGTCTAGTCTCACCATGGGGTCGGCGACGGCGTCGACTCTCGAACCGAGGAGAACCAACATGCCTGTGACCGTCCGCAACTTGAGCCACACCAACGTGGTGCTCTCGACGCCTGACAAGGGACCCTCCGTGGAGTGGAAGCCCGCAGGCGATCGTGACGGAGAGGACATCCAGCAGGTCCCCGACTCCGTCATCGCCGAGAACGTCGGGTTCCTCAAGTCGGTCGGTCTGGGCATCTTGGCCGTCGAATCGGATGACGCATCGCTCGTGGATGCGATCGCCCGTCAGGCGGCTCGCTACAAGCGGTCGCAGGTGGCGGACCAGACCGAGGTGGAGCAGGTGCTCGACCTCGCATCAGGCAGTGGAGTGATCCGCATCACCGAGGATCAGCTCGACCGCCACATCGAAGCACTCACCAAGTCGCAGCCCAGCGACCTCAGCACGATCGGAGAGCCGTCATGAGCGACGACTTCACCCCCAACCCGCTCTTCGCCTTCGGCCGGGTCGACACCTCGGCCGGTGAGGGTGGCGAGAGCCTCCACAAGATCAACCCCGGCCTCTTCGGCGTGAGCGCCGACGGCTCGATCGGCCGCGGCTCCGAAGTCGATGGTGCTGCCACCCCCGAGGACATCGGTCTCGGCAACAGCGCTCTCGGCAACGTCCCCGAGCCCCCCGAGGGCACCCCCGCCGTCGAGCCCTCGTTCGCCCCCGAGGGCGGCACGGTCGACACCAGCATCCCGGGCGTCGTTCCCTCCACCCCGCCCACCGAAGGCGAAGGTGAAGGCGAAGGTGAAGGCGAAGGTGAAGGCGAAGGTGAAGGCGAAGGTGAAGGCGACCAGGCAGCCGACTACAGCGAGCTGCTCAAGCCCGAGCTGATCGAGCTGGCCAACAGCCGAGGCATCGACCCCAGCGGCACCAAGGCCGACATCATCGAGCGGCTCCAGCAGGCAGACGCCGCAGTCTGAGGTTCGGCCTCACCCAGAAGATGAATCCATCAAGCGCGAAGGAGGAGTAACTCAGGATGCCCAGTACCTCCCCCCGCCTTGGCCTGAAGCGTCCCGTTGGTGCGGATGCGTTCCTCACCCAGGACATGTACGACAACCTGACCTTGCTGGACGGGTTCCCGGGCATCGTGCCGTGCACGTCGGGAGCCCGCCCAGCAGGTTGGGGTGCAGCCCACAGCGGGATGCACATCTTCGAGACCGACACAGATCTGCTGTGGCGATGGAACGGCTCTGCCTGGCGGCGAGCCTTCCCCATTGGTCTCCTCGCCGATCCGGCCGAGATCACCACGGACTATTCGACTGCTTCGACGAGCCCCGTCACAGCGATCACCACGGGCGTGAATGTCCCGGCGACGAATGCCGGGTCGACGACGAAGCGCATCAAGGTGAGCTGCTCGTTCTACGGTCTCGACAACGGCACCAGCACGACCCTCGGAGCCTGCGAGATCTCGCTGTGGCGCGGTGCGACCTCGCTGAAGACCGTCCTGTGGCGAGGTCGCCCAACAACGGCAGCCGACCCACTCGAATGGGGCATGGGCGGCACCATCGAGGCGTACGACGCCACCCCTGCCGGTGCCCAGACCTTCACTGTGAAGGTGAACTCCCTGTCGTCAGTGGGAGGTACCACGACGCTGCGAGCAGCGAGCACCGCACGGGCTCACCTCGCCGTCGAGGAAGTCGGCCTCTGATGGCCAACTTCCGGTTCATCAGCAGGTACTCGATCTCCAATCTCGACTTCGTGGTCATCGACTCGTCGGGAGCGGCGATCAACGCCGACGCAGCGCCGGTCGCTTCGTTCAAGACGTACGCCTCGGGCACCTCGGTGTGGTCTCGGGCCACCACGCTCATCCAGTCTCCCGGCGTGTATCGCCTGACGGTGTCGTCCACGGAGTCGGCCAATCCCGGGCTGTTCTACGTCCAGTGGGACTACACCATCGCCACGGTGGCCCAGCAGTACCGCACCGACATCGAGATCCCGTCGTCGTCTTCGCCGCTCTACAGCACCCTGAGTGATGGATACCAGGCAGTCGTCGACTACGCCTGGCAGCGCTTCGAGGACCTCTTCGACTCCTCGGTCGGCGGGCCGCACCTGCTGATGTACGCCCAGTCGAACTTCGGTCGCGAGCGCGTCGCTCAGCTCATGCGCACGGCACTGAACAACCTCAACTCCGCGGCTCAGCCACACTCGACCTTCTCGGTCGAGGATGGCGGCCAGGAGTTCCCCCATGCCGAGTGGGGCGGGATCCTGGAGCAGGGCACCACGGTCGAGATCATCAAGCACCTGATGCGCTCCTACGTCGAGCAGCCCGAGGCCGTCGGTGTCACCCCGGCCCGCCTCGATCGTCGGGACTATCTCAGCCGCTGGCGGGAGATCCTCGACGTCGAGACCGAGGAGTACAAGCGCCAGCTCGCCGTGTTCAAGATGGCCCAGATGAACCTGGGCCGCGGCTCGATCCTGGTGTCGGGCGGCATCTACGGCAGGATCCCGGCGAGCAGCAACCCCGCCCAGCGCCCACGCAATCTCCCGACCTGGGTGAGGTGAGCTGATGGGACGCCCCCCGTTCCAGAACGAGCACCCCTACGCAGTCGAGCAGGAAGTCCTCCGGCACGACGACGCCATCCACCACTTCGGCGAGATGACGGCCTGCGTGATGCTGTGGTCGATCCGAGACTTCGAGCTGGGTCTCGTCGAGCGCTGCTCGGTGTGCTACACGCCGCTCGGCCTCGTCGCCGACGCCTACCAGCAGTCGTCGAAGCAGAAGTGCGCCAACTGCTACGGCACCACTTTCGAGGGCGGCATCCGGGCTCTGATCTACCGCCCGGCACTGTGGGACAAGACGCCGATCTCTCAGGACGTCCGGGAGCGTGGCCACACCGTCGTCGCCTCTGGCTCCGTCCAGGTGACGAGCGACTTCAACATGCGCGACGGTGACTACCTCGTTCGCCAGGACGGCAGCCGTTGGCGTATCGCCGAGCCGACCGGCAGCGAGATCGTGAACGGCTTCGGGCCGACTGGCACCCAGGTCTTCTCGGGCTCGATGTTCCAGGTCCAGCTCGAAGACCGCTCCTCAGTGGCCTACACCGTGCCGGTCTCCCAGCCCGCCCTCGAAGTGATCGGGTGGAGTCCGTACATGCTCTATCCGGACGAGTTCGACGTCATCAACGGCCCCCTCTCGATCGACGACTACCCCGAGGTGATCGTCGATCTTGGCCCCAACGCCGACCCTGATACTGCCCCTGTGTTCGATGGAGGTAACCCATGATCTCACGCGCCCGCTACACCCTGAAGCGCGCCACGGCTGCCGAGTGGTTCGCCAAGAACCCGATCCTGCTCGATGGCGAGATCGGTCTGGAGAAGGACACGGGCTGGATCAAGATCGGCAACGGAACCTCTCCGTGGCGCGACCTCGGGTACTCCGCCTTCTCCGGCCTCCACAACGCACTTCGTCACGGAGATGGGTCGCCGTCCCAGGGGCTCGGCATCGATGGCGACTTCTACATCGACGATCTGAACCTGCGCATCTACGGCCCGAAGACGGCGGGCGTATGGGGTGCCGGATCAGAGATGGTCGGCCAGGATGGCGCAGCAGGGGCGACCGGTGCGCAGGGACCTCAGGGTCCCCAGGGTCCCGCTGGTATCCCTGGTCCGCGTGGTGAACAGGGTCAGCAGGGACTGACCGGCAACACCGGTCCGACGGGGTCGACTGGAGCTTCGGGTCTCCAGGGTCCGCAGGGCATCCAGGGATCGAAGGGCGACAAGGGCGACACGGGTGCCACGGGTCCTCAGGGTCCGCAGGGTCCAGTGGGCAACACTGGGCCTGCTGGTCCCACCGGAGCAACAGGAGCACAGGGTGTCCAGGGTGTGGCGGGTCCGCAGGGTTCGACCGGTCCCGCAGGGCCGACGGGTCCCGCTGGTGCGGACGGTGCGGACGGCACGGGTATCGCACTCCAGGGCTCGCTCGCCAACCCCGGGCTCTTGCCCCCGAGCGGCAACACCACGGGCGACGCCTACCTGATCTCGGGGAGCCTCTGGATCTGGGACGGCTCGCAGTGGCTGAACGCCGGAAGCATCCAGGGTCCGACCGGACTCACCGGACCGCAGGGTCCCCAGGGTGTCGCTGGCCCGACGGGTCCCCAGGGTCCCACCGGACTCACCGGACTCACCGGAGCGGCCGGGGCCGCTGGTGCTCAAGGTCCTGCTGGACCCACCGGACCAACCGGACTCCAAGGAGCGACCGGCAACACTGGCCCGACCGGTCCCACCGGCCCCGCTGGCCCCACGGGCGCAGCTGCCACGATCTCGGTCGGCACGGTCACGACCGGCGCTGCTGGCACGAACGTGGTCATCACCAACTCCGGGACTTCGGGGGCGGCGACGTTCGACTTCACGATCCCTCGTGGTGCCACTGGAGCCACTGGGGCCACGGGACCCCAGGGTCCGACAGGACCTCAGGGTGCGCAGGGACCTCAGGGTCCCCAGGGTGCCGCTGGAGCGGCGGGTGCGCAGGGTCCTCAGGGTCCTGCCGGGACGGCTGGAGCGGCAGGAGCGGCAGGAGCGACAGGAGCCACGGGACCTGCGGGAGCGAACGGAGCTGACGGGAAGACCGTCCTCTCTGGCAGCGGCGTCCCTTCGAGTGGCCTCGGCACGAACGGGGACTTCTACATCGACCTCGCCTCTGGCGGAGTCCTCCTGTACGGTCCGAAGACGGGCGGTGCGTGGGGATCTCCTGTCGAGGTGAAGGCACCGGCGTCCGGTGGTGGTGGAGGTGGTGGGGCCACCGGGCCGTTCGGTCCGACTCAGGACTTCTCGGCCGGGTCCTCTCTCGGTTCGGTGGGCATGGTGG